CTAGACCAAATAGATACCTAGTTAGAATACACTTACCTAACAAATTAAAAGTACAAAAAAAAGAAGGTAATATTGTTGATGAATTTGCCCCACAATCTGAACAACAAGGTATTAATTCTATAGGCGGACAAGAGTTGGCTAGAAACGTAGGGTTAATGTGTAATAATATATCAATGCCCAGTAGAGATATTAATACAAAAGATCACATTACCTATGGTCCACGAAGACAAATGCCATACGCATATTCTTTTGATGGTACTGTAGAGTTATCAGTTTATGGTGACAAATATTTAAGACAGAGAATGTTATTTGAAACTTGGCAGAAAATGATTTTTGATTTAGAAACACACAATATGAGATACTATGATGATTACACTGGTGAGGTAGATATACTTCAATTAGGTTCTAATAGAGAAGAAAATGATAGAGATAGAATAACATATGCAGTAAGATTATATGAATGTTATCCACAAACTATTGGTTCATATGAGTATGATTATGGTGCTAGAGATCAAATTGTAAAAGTACCAATTACTTTAAATTATAGAAATTGGAGAAATTTAGGTATAGATCAGATTAGTAACTTTACTGTAGGTAAATCATTTAGTACATTACCTGATGTAAAACCTGCACCAGGATTTGGTGGACTATTTGGCGGAATATTAAATAAATTACCTCCTGAACTAAAACGAGCAGGACGAGATTTTACAGACGGATTGGGAAGAAGATTACCGACTGGAAGAATAACTGGTGGACGAGTGTTCCCACCATTTGGTTAATACATAATAATATATTAAGGAGATATAATGACATTACCAATAATTGAAACCCAAACATATGAGTTGACTTTACCCTCAGCAGATGTGAAGGTGAAATACAGACCCTTTCTTGTAAAAGAAGAAAAAATTTTATTACAGGCAATGGAATCTGAAAAACAAGAGGAAATTGTACAGGCACTCAAAGATATTGTATCTGCTTGTACATACGGCAAAATAAACGCAGATGAATTACCTACATTTGATTTAGAATACATTTTTTTACAAATTAGATCCAAGTCAGTAGGTGAAGTTGCAAAGTTGAGAGTTTTATGTCCTGATGATAAACAAACATATGCAGATGTAGATGTTGATTTATCAAAAATAGAGGTACAAGTTGATGACTCACATACAAACAACATTGTAATAGATGATGAGAAGAAAATAGGTATGATTATGAAATACCCTACATTATCATCTGTGACTTCAAATACAGATTTATCAAAAGGATTGACAAGTAAGACTATTTTTGATATGTTGAGAAAATCAATATACGAAGTATATCAAGGTGAACAAACTTTTAAAGCAAGTGACTATTCCGAAGATGAATTACAAAAATTTATTGAAAGTTTAGATAGTAAGACCTTTAAAAAAGTACAAAGTTTTTATGAAACTATGCCTAAACTAATGCATGAGATGGAAATTACTAACCCATCTACAAATGTAAAAAGTAAGGTTACTTTACAAGGTCTATCTGATTTTTTCGGATAGCCCTCTCACACGATAGTTTAGAAAATTACTATCAAACTAACTTTGCATTGATACAACATCATAAATATTCATTGACAGAGTTAGAAAATATGATACCGTGGGAGAGGGAAATATACGTGACTTTACTTGCAAATTATATTAAAGAAGAAAAAGAGAAAAGACAAAGGGAGAAAATCAAGTAATGGAAGAAATTAAGGTTGCAGAACCAAAACAAAAAATTAGTGTTGATTTAGAAGTTGACACTTCAATTAAAGACTTGGGTGTAAACCCATATGCGAAATTAATACATCTGGCAAGAGCAGTTGATAGTTGGAGAATATTTCCAAGAGTATTCATATCAACATATATTTTCTTACTATACAAAGTAGTAATATGGTATATGGAATTAGAAGGACCAACAATGGAACAAAGTGGTCTAGTGTCAATTGTTGTTGGCGCCGGCGCAGCGTGGTTTGGTTTATACACAGGTAGTAGGGCAAAATCAGATAAAAAATAATGGCAATAGAAATCGCACAAAACCTAGACGCAATTAATATGGTAAGAGCACAACAAGGTGTTGTGGGTCGATCTATTATAGGTGGTGCAGGTGCTGTTGGTGGTGGTAATCTAATAGGTCAAGGTGAACAAACAGATATATTAACAAGTATACAGTTAATATCAGAAAAAACATTTAAGGCAATAAAACAACAAACGGACACATTAGTAAAAATATTAGAATTTGATAAGAAAAAAGATAGACGAGAAAAAGAACAAAGAGCAGAAGATAAAAAAGAAGCGAAGACTGATAAAGGATTTATAGGACCACAAAAACCTAAATCTTTTAAAGACCAAGACGCAGAAAATCAACAAAAAGGATTTAGTATATTAGAATTTTTTGCTGCATCATCACTCGCAAAAAGTTTAACAAAAATATTTGCACCTATACGTAAATTTATAGGTGTGATCGCAGCAAGTAAATTAGGTGGACTATTCACTCGATTAGGTCCACTGTTCGCCGCATCAGGTCCTCTGGCAATAATAGGTGGCGCACTATTTGTATTATTCAGATATTCTAAGGAAATTGCTGAAGCATTATCACCTGCAGTTGAACTTTTAAAACAAGCATTTGAAAATCTAAAACCTGTATTAGATATTGTAATGAATGTGGTTGACTTTACCTTTAAAAATGCGATCAATGCTTTAGGAGTTGTATTTACAACTATCGCTGGAACCATTGAAGGTATTACAGGATTTATAGGAGGTATAGTTGATTTTGTTGGTGGTATCATAGATTTTTTTAAAGCAGACGAAGAAAAAGATAAAGAAGAAGCAAAAACAAGATTAAAGAATGCATTAAAAGATATTATGAATGCATTGTTTGCACCATTTAGGGCATTGATATCCTCTGTCGCAGGTTTTATTGATGGTCTTATTGATTCATTTAAAATACCACAATGGATTAAAGATAAAGTTAAAAAAATATTTAAGACAGGTGAAGATACAGATATGGATACGAGTAAATTTGATACAGATAATGTAAGACAAAAAGGGTTTACAGGCGAGACCACACCTGATAGTAAAAAAAGTTTGTTTACATCATCTGCGGCATATGGGTCAGATGAAATTGTAGAGAAAAAAGATGACACACCTAAATTTTCAGATGTAGATGTTAGTAAAGTAAAAACTAAAAATGTAGATGACACATCTAGTGCCACTAGTGCTGCTACAACTAAAGTTATTGCACAAAAATCATCTGCCCCACAAATTAAAAAATATGATATAGATTTAACATCACCTATTGATAAAATTGAGAGTGAAATGCAATCATATGAAAAAAAATATGGATTCAAAAGATCAAATGCTTTATTTGGAGATACCGAAAGAGGATATTACGAATTACAAAAACAACAAAATCGTGTGGTACCAGGATCTACAACATATGATGATTTTAAAAAATATCAAAGTTTAGTTGCCTCACAAATTGTGAGAACAGGTGATGATTTTGATGTAGGTGTGTTAGAAAAAGCATCTGGTGCAAAATTTGATGATTTCTTTGATAGTGAAGGAAATAGATTAGATTCTAAAAAACTTGCAAGTAAAGTTGGTAAAAAAGACATTGTGGGTGATACTGGTACAGGTTCTGGTGGAACTGTAATTACAGATGCAAAACAAACCATAACTACAAATAGTACAACAACAAGACAAGATACTCACGTGACTACTATTGATACTTCAAGTGGTGATAGTTATTTTGATAGACAATCAGGTAGTTACGGTACTTAATATGGACCTAAGTCTTTTTCTGTAATCAATTTAAACTCTGCGCCATTGTCTTCACAATAAGACTTTGCTGCATTCCATTTCGCCTGATTTTTAATATATTCAAAACTATCACGCATAAATGATCTAGTTTTCTTCTTAGGTGCCTTTGGTGGTTTACATTGACGAGATGGTTTGATCTCAATAAGAAACTTTTTACCTTTTGATGTTTTTACAATAAAGTCAGGATAGTAAGAATGATACTTTTTGTCAATTGGATTGTAGTATCTAATAGATAATTCCTCACTTGCCCAATTGGTTATATCAGGACTACGGTCACAATGTAACATAAATTTACGCTCTAATAGTGAACGATAAACTATTTTTGATGTGTCGCCCACGTATTTTTTAGGGTTAGATGGGCGATATAAACCTTTATATGACTTCTTCATTTCGTTATAAATATTAACAATACAAGGATATTTATCAATGTTTAAAAAGGCATCACAACACTTAAAGGGAATGGCAACTGGGTTTATTAATAACGCCATTACAGGTGGGGTTAATAATTTCAAGTCAGGATTTGTAAATAAAATTTCAGGGAATCAAGCCAAAGTGGCTGCGGCGGTATTAAAAAAGTCACCTTTAGAAATAGATGATAGTCCATCAGAGAAATTATCAAAAGACCCTTTACAGTTTAGTTATATACAATACCCATTAGATTTAACTTCTTCAGAAACAGGACATTATATATTGTTTAGAGCAATAACAAATGAATTTGATAACTCTACAGGAGATTTATCAATCGCAAACAAATTAGGAAATAATTTAAGTTTGAGTAGTGTTACATCTGATGATGGGTTTAATGTAGATACCTTTCGACAATTAAAAAATCTGAGTGGCGAAACAGTAAAACCATTAAAGGCAACTAATTCTGTATTATCAGAATTTCCTACACATAGTCGAACAACTGCGGCGATTGCGATGTATATGCCACCAGGTGTATCTGTAAATTATAAAATGGCATATGATGCGAGTCCTACTGATATGTCAGGTCAAGTTGCAAAAGCTTTAGGTGCGGCAAAGAGTGCAGATACGACAGTAGGATCAATTAAGGCAATTATTGATGGTGCAACTGCTGGTCTTACAACTGCAGGTAAAAAAATTGTAGATGATATTGGACAAGGTTTAAGTGCCGGCGAACCTTCAAAATTACTAGGTAAGGCGTTTGGTGTTGCAATGAATCCACACGAAGAACAGTTTTTTGAAAAACCAGATTTTAGATCATTTTCATATTCATTTGAATTTTGGCCTAGAAACAAAGAAGAAGCTGACGCAGTAGAGAAAATAATATTTTTATTTAAATATCATATGCACCCAACAAAAGAGGGTGGCGCAGGAGGACGACTATTTAAAGTACCATCTGAATTTGAAATTGATTATTGTTATCTATCAGGTAATAATAGTCGTATGAATAGAATTGCGAGAGTAGTATTAGAAGATATGTCAGTCACATATGGACCTGAAGAACAATTTTCTACATTTGAGTCAGATGAAAGAGGTGCAATGCCTGTGACACACAAATTGGAATTAACATTTAGAGAAACAACTTACATAACTAAAGATTTAATTTACGAAGGATACTAAAAATGTCATTTTTTAATAGATTTCCAAAAATGAGTTATGATATTAAGGGTAATGGTAATTCAAAACTAGTCACAGATATTTTAAGACGAGTAAAAATTAAATCTGCAATAAAAGATAACTCATCACTCTTTGATAAATTTGATGT